TATAATAGACTAGGGGAAACCCAGTGGCGAGCGCGCCGGCCGAAAAGTAGACCAGTTTACTACTTAGATTTGGCACTTTGGCGCATACGCGTTTCGGTTTACTACTTAGATTTACCACTTTGGCGCAGGAAAGCGCTGTAAAAAAAAAATAAGATCCTAAATGAGAATGATTCTCAAAATGAGAATGATTCTCATTTACATTTAGGTGATCAAAAAAAGGGCAGACCGAAATCTGCCCTGCGAGGAATCAATAACAAGCAATATTTTCAAATCTAATAACCTCAGTTATTAAACCTCTGCACCATTGACGGCGTTTTTCCTTCAAATCTTGCTTTATTATTGATCTATCAAACCATTGATATTGACGGGCATATTCTCCCCTCATATACCATAGTTCCTTTTTCATTCCTTCGAGGTCATTCCCAAAATGTTCTTTAACCTCTTTCAAATATCGCCTAACATCTCCATAAGGATCGTTAGGGTGAGTATCTGCATATTCTGCCGAGGGGTAAATAAATTTGCCCTTCGGGTCGCTTGGTTTTATCTTACGGCACAAGTTCCCGTGTTTATCTCTTTTAGCTTTCATCTGTAAAATGTTCGCCTTTAATAATCTTAAAGTATCTTAAAAGATTCAAAACCTTTGCCATGTGATAAGCAGTTGATGAAGTTATTTCATCCCCGTCTTTTAACAAAGTGCCTAGCTGTTGCTTTACGCAGTCAGCATTGAATTGAATATCGTCGAACAAAAAGGTGTTAACCCTAATGCCATTGAATAGCTCTCGCCATTCTTCATTTGTAAAATCTTCGTATGATTTCATAATAATTGCTTCCTTATCTGCTCCGTTCTCGGTCACTCCATGCAATAGGAAGCTATTGCAGACCGAGAACATCACAGAAATTATATACAGGATAATTTAAAGGGCTATCCTTTTAGCCCATATCAGATATTGAGAGATTACCTCTCTTATCTTAGTGGGGAATAATAAAGCCGTTCCCCGTTCGGCTCTGCGTTTACCCAAACGCAATTAGAGAGAAAAGAAAAAGGACAAACATAACACCAAGTATTAGTAGCCCAACAGTTAAGCCCGTCCAATTTCTTCTCTGTAAGTTCTTATATAAATAAGATTGATCATCTAACGCTTTCAAGGCTCGGGATTGTAATCCCAAGCTTTGAAGTCGGTCAGCTTCTCTGTCCCATTCATCAAAGTTATTACCTAACCTTTTCATAAGTCCCCCTAAAAGAAAGCCACCTTATATATAAGGTGGCTCATTCTTTATTTAGTTAATCTACCAAAGTGACCAACATTCTTTGCTTCAGGATTAAACCACAGGTCGTGGATATATTCCTTAACATCAGAAACGATTCTGGTCTTTGCTTTGCTTTGCTCTTTCGTCAGTTTAAAAAGTTCCTTTCTATACATTCCGAAAGATGTATCATTTTCTAACCCTTCAACCTCTCTAAGATATTCAAGTGATCGTTGCTCAAATATGAAGCAAGTGTGTCGTTCCCAGAACAGACCATAATTAACAGACCAATATAAAGGTGTAACCTTGTAGCCGTTGCGAGAGTTAAACTCTCTCTCGATTGATTCTAGTCGCTTGGGTAAACTTGCCTTACCTGTCTTACCTAACTTGAGCCATTGGGAGCCATCCTTGTGTTGTATGTGTAAGATATAGACACCTTCTAACATGACCTTTGATAAGTCTATGTTATGTGTTTGTATCTTTCTCACAAGTTTTGCTCTTTCAAGTCGGGTAGATTTGAAAGGGTTAAATGTAACGAGCTTTATAGTTTTTCTGATTCCCATCATGAGAACAGATTCTTTAAAGCTCTTTCCGTTGCTTTGTCTTTCAACCAACTTACCATATAGATAAGTTCTTTGTCAGACCAACGGCTTTGGTTTTGGCTAAGAACAAGCTCAACCATTTTCGCTTTGCCAGACTGTCGCACAGTCTTAGCTTCCGTCTTTTTAGTAGACATAATTTCTCCTTTTAAAATTGTTCCATGTGGAACAAATAGAAAACACTTCGAACACCTGTCGAAGATACCCCCAATATCGCCTATAAATAAGGTCTAGTCAACCCCTTTCTGAAACCCTCATTTTTAAAGGCTTTGAGCCTGTACAAAAAATGAACAGGGGCAGTTTTTAGACCAATATCGCTGTTTCTATCTGCGCGCCTCCACACGTACAACTTTGGGGATTTTTCAAAAGATAAAAAAACGCACACAGCGCATCATAATGATGCTCTCAAAAATTTTTCTTGACATTGATCTCAAGTTCGGTTATAATTAGGATATGAAAAATGAAATTGCAACTAAAATGAGTCCAGAAGGCTTAGAGATTGCGAATGCTTATCTTGAGTACGGAAACATTCAAGAAACTGCGACTGCTTTAGCTGTGGACGAAAATACAATATCCGAGTGGCTTGGTAAACGAGAAGTAAAAGCATATATAGATTCCGTTTATTTAGATACTGGTTATCGCAATAGATTTAAAATCGGAAATATACTAGACGAAGTTATAGAACAGAAACTAAAAGAAGCAGAAGAGTCCGAAGTGTTTACGAATAAAGATTTAGTAGACTTACTACAAATGGCACATAAAATTCGTATGGACGAAATGAAAGCCCAAGCAGAAATGGAAAAAGCAAAAGCTTCTAGTATAAAAACACAGAACAACGTACAAATAAATGCCGAAGGATTTGGACAAGGAAATTATGGGGAGTTAATGAAAAAACTTCTCAAAAATAGCAAATAATGGCATACAGTAAAGAAGTTATAGAACGTTTTAATAATGTTCTTAACAATCCTGAAAAGTTTTCAGTTGGTCGATTTGATCCATCTGACTCCCGAGTTGCCACAGGTATGGTCGGAGCACCTTCCTGTGGTGATGTTATGAGAATACAACTACTTGTAGAAGATAACACAATTCAAGATGTTAAGTTTAAAACTTATGGTTGCGGAAGTGCAATCGCATCTTCTAGCAAACTTGTTGAACTACTTATAGGAAAAACTTTACAAGAGGCAAGAGAGGTAAAGGATAGAGATATCGCAAATGCACTACAGCTACCTCCAATAAAGATTCATTGTAGTGTACTAGCAGAAGATGCAATACAAAAAGCAATAGAAGATTATGAGCAAAGGCAGCAAATACAGACCAGTTAATAAAAAGAAGTTTGATGAAAACTGGGATAAAATTTTTGGGAGAAAAGTAACTCCTAAACATGGTGCTACACAAATACATGAAAACAAAAAGAAATCAGATAAATACTGGGATTCAGATTTCGAAGAGCAATGTCGAGAACTATATGGGGACAACATGCCAGATATAGAAGACTTAGCTACATACCCAGATGGGGCCGACATTGATTGAGATAACAGATGCAGCGATTAAAAAGATTTTGCAAAAGCAAAAGGAAGAACGATTTAGTAATATACGGCTTGGGATCACAGGCGGAGGTTGCGCTGGTTTTGAGTATATTTTTAATGCTTCTTCTGATAGACCTAGTGACGAAGACATAGTTCTAGATTACGACGATTTTACCGTAATTATAGACAAACTATCATTACCATACTTATATGGAATGACCCTTGATTTTGTTAAGGAAGGTTTAAATGAAATCTTCAAATTTAACAATCCAAAGGAAACAGCTAGCTGTGGCTGTGGTGTAAGCATCAATTTTGACTTGGAGGAAGTACAGAATGATGCCCGAATAACAGCAATTAATATATGAGTAAATTAGGAGAATGGTATGCCAGACTATTTATAAAGAATGGCATGGCTAAGAAAAGAAAGAAAAAATATGGAAGACGTACTAAATCTAATAAGTGAAGTCGGAGTCCCGATAGCAGGAGCACTCGTAATGGGAGTATTTATATTTCTCATTATGAAACAATTATTTAGCGGACTTATAGATGATATAAATCAAATAAAAATGTTTTCCAAAATGTTAATTACTCGTGTCAAAACAATGAATAATGACATGATACGAATAGATGCAAGTGTGAGTTCAGTTTTAGGACTCACACCTGATCTGGATAGAATGTCAAGAGCAGAAAATTTTGTAGAGGACGGAAGTATAGATGTCAGACGTGATTGATGCAATTCAACAATTTGGATTTCCTGTCGTAGCAATGGTAGGTCTAGGATACTTTGTCTTCTTTGTCTGGAAAACTATAAACGATATCGAAGAAACTATTGAAGAATCACATATGACTTTAATTAAATTAATCGACCAGATACGAATGTTGGATAATGATATGATTCGTTTACAACAAAAGTTAAATACTGCTTTGCAAATAAAAAATGATAAAAAGAAAAATAATTAGTTTACTACTTGTTGGAGGTTTCATTTATACTGATGAAATAAAGTTTCAATTCAAAAATCCATCATTTAGTGGAATAGGTACATCAAGTCATTATCTTACTATCGACAGTCAAGAGATGACAAGAAAAGAAGCAATCGAGGCTGAAATAAAAGCCTTACAAGAACAACTTGAAAGAGATGCAGAAAATACAACTCTTGCAAGATTTATAAAAAACTTTGAAAGTAGAATATATGCACAGTTATCTCGTCAATTAGTAGATCAACTATTTGGAGAAAACCCTGCAGAAGAAGGATCATTTCAGTTATTTGATAATTTGATAACTTGGACATCAGATGGAATAACTATTACAATGACCATATTTAATGAGGCAACGGGTGAAACGACTGTTATTACTGTCCCTATCGGCGATTTTGGTTTCTAGCTGTGCAACACATTTATCTTATGTGTCTCCATGCTTAACCAATCCAGACCAAGACTATAAAGATGTTGTTACAATTGTAGGAAAAGCAGAATGTTTTTCAAAAGAAGCAGTTGTGAATGAAGCTGTTACAGATAAGATAAAACTAGTTAAACCTCCTAAAAGATATCCAGTAGTTGCAGTATATTCATTCAATGATTTAACAGGACAAAGAAAAAGTGTAGATGGTATTGCGAGTTTTAGTACTGCAGTTACTATGGCTCCAGATGCATACTTAATTCGTGCACTTAAACAGTCAGGTTTCTTTAAGGTTGTAGAAAGAAAAGGAATTGACAATCTTACAAGAGAAAGACAAATTATAAGACAAACAAGACAAACCTTTGAAGATAAGAGTCAGCAAGAACCTTTATTATTTGCTGGACTTATTATTGAAGGAGGTATTGTAGATTACAATACCAATTTATTATCTGGAGGAATGGGTGCTCGTTACTTGGGTATCGGTAACTCCAAGCAATATCGTGAAGATACAGTAGTGATTTCTTTGAGACTAGTGTCTGTGAGTACAGGCGAAATCTTAATTGAAATCCTTACTTCAAAAACGATACTCTCGGTCGGGCTATCAAACGACTTCTTTAGATTTATCGCAGATGGAACTAAGTTAGTTGAATTTGAAAGTGGTAATGCTATGAACGAAAGCAAGTCTATTGCTATACAAGCAGCAATGGAAACTGCAGTTGTTGAACTTATCATGCAAGGTCGCGAGAAAGGGTACTGGTTGTACGCGGGAGAATAAAATGAGAGTTATACTTCTCTTATTATCCTTTGGTCTTATGGCAGATAATGAAATCTACATTGACCAGACAGGAAATAATGTTGCAATCGATATTGAACAATTAGGATCAAGTAACTTAATTGGAGGCGATGATGCCATATCAGGAACAATGACAGCCGCTGTGTTTAGTGGTGCAAGTTGGACTCTTGATATTAACCAAATTGGTTCTTCTAATAAATTTCTAACTGATGGAATTTATGGAGGTAACTTTACAGGATTCTTTGAATTTGATGGAGATAGCAACGAGTTTGAATTTTCAATGGATACAACAGGCTTGAATGGAGCTGATTATATAGACTTTAATGTAGATGTAACAGGTTCTTCAAACGTATTTGATATTGATCTAGCAGAACTATCAGCAGCAGACTATGCTGACCTAGACTTAATAATTTTAGGGGATAGTAATGATCTTACATGGGATATTGATTCAGAATACTATACAGCTTATGTTGACATCTTTGGAGATACAAACACAATGACTTTAACCAAATCAGGTTATGGAGCCAGCTCTAGTGATGGTGGATATTTCTACTTAGACTTAAATGGAGATAGCAATACTTTAAGTATTACACAATCATCTACACTAGCGGCAGACTGGCTAAAAATAGAAAGTGATGCGTCAAATAGTAATATATGTATTGTTCAAAATGATGGTGGTACTTCCACTTCATGCTAACAATATAGGCGACATTACTGAATTAAGAGGTGCAGGGCAAGTTGTTCGAGATGAACCTTATCCTGCAACCCTTGATTTTAACATAAACAGTTATGACGATGTACGTACCGCTAATGGGCGAATCGGCATAACCTTCTTAGACGAGAGTCAGGTCAGACTAACAGAGCACTCTCAACTCATTATTGATGAGTTTGTCTACGATGCGAATCCTAGTAATTCGAAGATGGCATTAAACTTTGCAAGTGGAACACTTCGTTTTATTAGTGGAGAATTAGGAAAAATAGATAAAGAAAATATTCAAATCGATACTCCAACTTCTCAAATCGGAATTCGTGGTACTGACTTCACAGTTACTGTGGACGAGTTAGGAAGAGCACTAGTTATACTTTTACCAGATGAGTTTGGCGACGCTTCGGGAGAGATACTAGTAGCTACCGCTGCAGGAACTGTTGTACTGAATAAACCTTTTCAGTCTACTGTTACAAGCATGTGGGAGAAGGCACCAACTTCACCTGCTATTTTGGACATTAGTCTGGATTTGATTGACAATCTTCTTATTGTCAGTCCACCAAAAGAAAAAAATGACGGAGAAAATACAGGAAGTAGTCGAGATAACGACTCTGACTCTGATCTTCTCGATATTGATTATCTCGATTTCAGGGATTTAGATATTGATTATTTAGCATTAGATGATGAAGAAAATCTTGACTTTAGTGAATTAGATATAAACTACCTAGATGTAAATTTCTTTGAAGACTTACTAGCTATTATTGAAGAATTAAATGAGCTTGATCAAGAACAATTAACTGCTGACTTTTCGGGAGTCAATATAACAGGAACAAATATTGGACAAGACTTAGAAACAAATATTATTACTTTAATTGATGGAAATAAATTAATAATGACTAGACAAGTAAACAACTATCTAAGATTAGAACTTGATACAGCAACAAGTTATAATATAATTATTGAAGATGAAGGCAAAACTTTTAATATTATGGTTGGTAGCGGCAGTAGCTCTACCATCAGAATTAAACAATCAAGTGGATAATCCATATAGCACAACAATTAAGCCATTAAATTTACCTTTTGATGATTCTAATAAACAAAAAAATTTATTTATAACTTTACAGTTCTTAGATATTTATTCAACATATAGAGCATTAAAATATAATTGTGTTTATGAAATGAATCCGCTTCTTGGTACAGTACCGACTGTGCCAGAAATGTTGACTTTAAAATTTATTACACAGTATTCAATAATAGAAGATGATTTAAGCAAAGATACAATGATATTTTTAAATGGAGTATCAGGATTGGTTGTTATAAACAACTATCAAGTTTGGAATAAAGCAAGAAAAGTATGTGGAAAAAGATAGTTATAGGAAAAATACTTCTAGGTGGTTTATTGTTTCTTCAGATTCAAAAACCCACAGAATTTTTGACACTCAAGTATTTTGATTACTTGATGATGTCAACCCCAACAACTCAAGATCAAAATATTACACTTATAGAAATAGACGAAGCAACTGTAAAACATTACGGAGGTTATCCACTTCCAAGAGATGTTTATGCAGACTTACTATACAAATCACAACTATCAGGACTTACAATATTTTTTCCTGATAAAGACATTCACGGTAAAGATAGAGAACTTGCAAAAGCTTTGCAAGAGACTAATAGTATTTTACCTTTCGTAGCTTCAGATAAAGCTACAGGAAGCAGTCCTCATGTAGGGACTGCTGTTATTGGAGGAGACCCACACCCATGGCTATACAAGTACCCAGGAATTTTACGTACTCCGTCTACTCTGGAGTCCGCAACAAAGGCCGTAGGATTACTAACCGCTATTCCCGACGAGGACGGGTTAGTCAGAAAGATGCCTTTGGTTCTAAGCGTAGAATCCAAACTGGTTCCGGCTTTCGGTTTGGAAGTATTAAGACTGCTAAATTCCGCCCAAAGCTACCAAATGAAGGTAGGAGAAAGCGGTATTCAAGCGCTCCGCGTGCCTCCATACCTCGTTCCATCAGATTCAAGAGCTAATGTTTATGTAGACTGGAATAGAGACTTTAAAAAAGTTTCCGCACTAGAATATGAGCAAGGAATTATTGGAATAATAGGAGTTACTGCAGAAGGTGTAGCAACAAAAATTCCTACACCTGCAGGACTTCTATATCCTCATGAAGTTCAAGCAATGACACTTTCATCCATGCTTGAAGGCAAAACAAAAACAACCCCCGACTGGGCTCTCGCAGCTGAACTTCTTACTACTGCTGTGGCAGGTTTAGTACTTATCTTTACATCATCACTTGTATACTTATCTATACCATTTTTAGCTCTAGTACTAGGAGGCTTATTCTATGCAAGTAAGACCTTGTTTGAACAAGGACTACTTCTTGATGTAAGTTTTGTCAGCGTAAATTTACTGATATTATTTATGATAATGACCTTTTACAACTTCGTAGAACAGTACTTTTTACGTCTTCGCATTAAGCAACAATTTGGCACGTATCTATCTCCACATATGGTAAAAAAATTACAAGACAATCCAAAATTACTGAGTTTGGGTGGGGTTACAAAACGACTCACTTTTCTTTTCTCTGACATTAGAGGATTTACCCCAATCTCGGAAAAATACCAATCAGACCCTCAAGGTCTTACTACTCTGATTAATCGTTTTCTCGACAATCAGACTGAGATAATACTTAAACATGGAGGAACAATCGATAAATATATGGGTGATTGCATCATGGCTTTCTGGGGCGCACCTTTAGATGACGAACAACAAGTGGAAAATGCGACAAAAGCAATTATAGAGATGAGAATCTCTTTGGAGAAATTAAATGAAGAACTTAATAAAGAAGGGTTGGACCAAATTAACACAGGTGCTGGTATTAATACGGGACTTTGTGTTGTGGGCAATTTCGGATCAAGTAGTCGTTTCGATTATAGCGTGCTCGGTGATAGCGTCAACCTTGCTGCAAGGCTAGAAAGCCAATGCAAGGAATATAATGTAGATGTTATCATTTCAGAACATAGTCTAGTTGATGGTTACGAGTATACATACCTAGACGAGATAATTGTAAAAGGCAAGTCCGAGCCAATCAAAATCTACACCTTACAAAAATAATGCTTGACAAAACATCAAAACTTTTGTATAATTGTAGGTATAAATTTTAGGATTAAAACTATGTCAGACGATGCAAAACAAGTAAAAATGGATTTAGAAAAACATGAAGCCATCTGTGCTGAACGGTGGAAAACTGCGTTCAACACATTTGATGACATAGAAAACTCCATAAGAAGAATAGAACAAATACTTATAGGAGGGTCAGGAGCAGTTATACTGTTCATGGCAGGTTTAATTGTAACTTTGGTTACATTACATGGGTAAAATTATGATAGAAGATTATAGTACAAAAGACATGAAAGCTCCAATAGTCAAAAAAGAGTTTACACTACCAGACGGCTGGACAATGGTCGAAAAAAGAGGTAGATGGTGTGTAAGAGACCTTAATGGTAAATTACATAAGTTCTCATCTAAAAATGAGGCAAAGAAATATATTGAGGAGAAAAGCTAATGTTAGAATTTTTTCAGTGGGTACAGGCATGGATTGCCATTATCCCAACAATTGTGATGATTGCATCATTTATTGCAGCAATCACTCCAACTCCAGTAGATGATGGTTGGATGAAAAAAGTGTACATGGTTATGGACTGGTGTGCATTAAACGTAGGTAAAGCAAAAGACAGATGAGTCTAAGAAAAGCATTACATGACGCAGCAAAGAGAGTTCAGAAAGAAACTGAACTCTCAACTGCAATTAAAAGGAAGACCAAACAAAAACGTAGACGTTCATAAATATGAGACGATACGAAATTTGTAGAACGTGTCCTCAGTTTGATACTTTTTGGAAAACTTGCAACTTATGCAAGTGCTTTATGCCGATTAAAGTTCTAATACCATCGGCGAAGTGTCCTGACGGACAATGGGAGAAGCCAAATAATGGCATTAACAAAAAAACAAATGAAATTACCGAAAGCCTTAAGAGAAGCTATACTAAAGAAACAAAAAGGCATGGGTAAAAAGAAAAAACGTGGAAAGAAAAAACGAAGCAGAGGCTAAGTTAAACTGGTTACAGTACTTTCACTCGATAAAACATGTATGTCCATGGAGTTATGAAAGTTATCTTAATGGAACTACAAAGATCATGGAATTCGATGAAGATTTCCTAGTATTAAATGAACAAAACTTTCGAACATTACCTTGGGAGGTGATCATATATCTACTGGGTGATGACCTTACGCTTGATGCGATTGATGAGTACGTGGCATTTTTAAATGAATGTCAGAACACATGTGAATATTTATGGTCTCACCCAGGCTTCACAAAAGGTGGTAATAATCAAACTCCGTTACCTGTAATTATACAGCAAGATAGAGCAAGATTAATGGAGTTAAGAAAAAATGGCAAGAAATAGTTATAATACAGACAATTTTTTAAATATAGCAAGAGGTAGAATTCCTTTTACTTCACATATAAATAAATTTGGATATAATTTTGCAGTAGGAAGTACCTATCAAGTTATATGTGATTTAGGCACTCATAATTATCCAACAAGTGCTGGAGTAGTAAGTGTAGTTTCAGCTTCAACAGCTGATGATGGTGACCCAGGAGGTACAGGAGCTAGAACTGTTGAAATTCAAGGACTTGATGGAGACTATAACCCACTTATAGAAACTGTTACAATGAATGGAACAAGTGCAGTAACAACTACAAACTCTTTTATTCGTTTATTTAGAATGAGAGTAGTTAGTGCAGGAACAGGACTAGTAAATGCGGGAAATATTACTGCTTCAATTGGAGGAGCAGATACAGCAAAAATACTTGCAGATAAAGGTCAAACTCTAATGGCAGTATATACTGTTCCAGCAGGAAAAGATGCTTTCTTAATAAAATTTCAAGGAACGTTAAGCAAAAATCAAGAAGCAAACTTTAGATTAAGAATAAAAGAAATTGATGACGGTACTAGTTATAATGTAAAAGGTATATTTGGTACTTTTGCAAACTCAATTACTTATGACTATCCGATACCTTTAAAATTTAAAGAAAAAACAGATATTGAAGTACAAGGTAAAGCAGGAGCTACATCAGAAATGGGAGCCCTTTTTGATTTAATTCTTATAGATAATACTAAATAATGCCATACGTAGTAAGAGGATCAACAGTTTATAAAAGAAACGGTAAAAAATTAACAAAAAAGGCAAAAGCAAAAAGTAAAGCTAGTGCAGGTCGTATGTTAAGATTATTAAATGCGATAGAGTTTGGAGGCTTTATGCCAAATGGCCGTAAAAAGAAAAAGAACAACTAAAAGAAAAACAGTAAGAAGAAAACCACTTAGTGCAAGTGTACAAGCAACACTAAAAAGAAAAGCAAAAAATAGTAGATTTACTTATGGACAGCTTGCAAGAGTGTATAGACGAGGACAAGGTGCCTTCTTAAGTTCAGGTTCTAGACCGGGAGTGTCTATGAGTCAATGGGCTTTTGGCCGAGTAAACTCTTTTATGAGAGGCGGTCATTCACAGGATAATGACATCAAAAGAAAGAGAACAGTAAGGAAAAGACGTGGCACAAAAAAGAAAAGGTAAAAGAAAAGTACCTTACAGCAAACATGGAGTACCAAGAAAGTACGATGAAGGAAGTAGTGCATTAGCAAAAGTGCTAAAGCAAATTTCTAGATTATATAAACAAGGTAAACGAGTTCCTAATTCATTAATTGCAAGGCGCATCAAGTTAGGTAAAAAAGCATTAAAAAGGCGACGCAAATGAGATTAGGACTTTTACTTTTATTAATTAGTGGTTTTAGCTTAGAAGCACACCACAATAATATACATTCAGAGATAGAAATGGCAGCACATAGTAAAGCAAAACATAAAGCTTTTAGAGCAAACAAAGACATTTATAAAACAATGACTCAAGCAAGAAAAAGAGCAAGAGCATTAGGATTAAAAGGCATACACTCACATGGCAGAGGTCGTGACAAAGTGTTCATGCCAGGCAGCACTCACCAAGCATATGTGAGAGCGATAAAGAGGAAAAAGAATGGCTAGACAAGGCGGATTTTTAGTAGGCCCAAGTATTCATAACACTTCAAAATTAAGAAAACATAAATTAAAAAGAGGTGTCACTAGAGATATGAATAATGCTGCAGGAGTTCCAGTAAATACAAAAAATATGATAGGATACGAAGCAGCTAGATATGCACCAACTGGAGCAAAAGCTATTGGACCTAGATACGGTAAAACACTAAACCCTAGACCTGTAAAAAGGAGTCGTAGGAGAAGATAATGAGAGGTTTCATTAAAGATGGTAAACTTTTTGTCATAGAAAAAGATGGACATACTGATGTTGCATCTGCAAAAAGAAAATGTGAAAATATTATGAGAAAGTGTCAGATGATACTTGATAATTTACCACAAGCAGAAACTTCACTACCTACATGGTGGACAGATAAAATAGCAATCGCTGAGTACGAAATCGCATCAGGAGCAGACTACTTAGCAGGCGGACTATCCGAACAGGAAGAATAATGGCACTATCAAAAGCGGAAAGAGCACGACTGCGTAGAGCAGGATTAACTCGTTTAAACAAACCAAAGATGACTCCAAAGCATCGTACTAAAAAAGCTATCGTTGCAACAAGAGTTGGAGGAAAAGTTAAGATAATCCGCTTTGGTGCACAAGGCATGGGACATAATTATAGTCCTGAAGCCAGAAGAAGTTTCAAAGCAAGACATGCTAAAAACATTGCTAGAGGAAAATCTTCACCAGCATACTGGGCAAATAAATTTTTATGGGCAGGAAAAGGAGGTTCTAAAAAAATGCCTCCTAAGTCACAAAAATTTACCAGAGGCCTTAAAAGAAGGAGAAGTTAATGGATTATCAAAAGAATACTAGAGATATTTGGATTGATACACTTTTAAACACAAGTGAAAGAATATTAAAACATTTAACTAAAAAAGAAGAACTTAATAAAAAAGAACAAGAATTGCAGGATTTATGCGCAGGCTTCATATATTTGCATGGAATATGTGAAGATAAAGAGATGTTAAACGAACCTGACACTGAACTATTTGAAAACGTAACAATACACTAATGATAGACATTTCAAGAAGGGATATATTATCCGACTCACTAATGGAATTTGATGAATCACGATTTATCAAACTTCCAATCGAAGGTTATCTAGACCTATTGGGTATAGAACCTAACACCTCACAAACTGGTATTATAAATGGATTAAATAATCCTAAATATCGTTTTGTATGTGCCGCTGTCTCAAGACGACAGGGCAAAACCTATATCGCTAATATACTTGGGCAGTTGGTATCTCTAGTACCAAACTCCCATATATTATTGATGTCACCAAACTATTCACTATCACAAATCTCATTTGATTTGCAAAGACAACTAATTAAACATTTTGATCTAGAAGTAATAAGAGATAATGCAAAAGATAAAGTTATCGAACT